TGCGGAACAGGCTTTAGCCATGTCCATGCGGTCCAGTCTTCTGGTTGCCAGCGGATCCGCAACGGTGGGTGCCGGGACTTTGTGCCATGCACTGTAGAAACCCTTATACAGGTACTTCCAGATGAAGATCCCAAAGTAATAGAACTGATTGAATGCCGGGACACCACCAAGTTCAAAAATGTCCTTAAACTCATGTGCCAGTCCCGTATTGGCACCAGTCTTCTGCAGGAAATCTGCCATACGTTTTCTTATCCTTTCAAACATTGCTTATCCCCACAAACTGTACGCCTTTAAGAAATGGTTATTCGCATAACGTATTTCGTCCAGCGCATGGTTATATGCGTCAACGGGTTGTCCATGGTCATCCATGCAGTACAGTCCTATCTCTTTGATGATGGGAAGGATGCCGAACTGGTCATCATCCATGAAAAGCACCCGTCCTTCAGTCAGGCTGTTCTGCAGCATCTCCACACCGACCATCAGACCCTTGGACGTGCCCTTGATGTCATGACCGTTGTTATCTGCCTTGGACGTGTAGAATCCCAGCTTGTCCATTTCCAAGCGCAGTGCCTTACACGCAGGGTCGATGTAAATTGCGTCCTCACGCATCCGGGTCTTATGACGCATTGCCGGGATAAACATGCCGCATATCTCTTTGGCTTGCGTGGACATTGCTTTCTGCCCACCGTCATAGTACCAAGTACCCATGTGGATCATCTGGTAGAACGGTTTAAAACCGTATCCTTTATCAATGGCACCGATCACCCAGCAGGAAATGGACGTTGCGTCCGTTGTGCCACCGTCACCAGAGAAAAACATTTCCATGGGACGGAAGTTCTCCGGTGGTCTGCTGATGACGTGCTTCCGTGGGTCGAACATCCAGTAGATGACACCCTGCGGTATACACCGTTCACCCAGCCAGTCCCGTTTCCAGAGGAACGGGGACTTTTTACAGGCAGTCTTGATTTCTTCCAGACGCTGTGCGGTCAGGATCGGATTATCTGCACAGGTCCAGTGAAGGAAACGGCAGTCCTGTATCTGCAGGACATCCGTGATGACAGGATCCTGCGGTGCAGGTGGGTTGCAGTCTGCAATGTGCCAGCGGTCACGGGCCGCATAGGTACGTCTAAGACATTCCTGTATCATGTCCATGTGCAGAAGGTTTATCTCACAAAAATAGACAGACCCCAAGGACATACCAGTGATTGCCTTGTGACTGTCTGCTTTTCCACCACCCTTCCAGTAAATCTTCTTCATGCCCGTGGGCAGGTTTACAAGAAGGTGGGCACCTTCATCATCATGTGATACCTTACAACACCCTGCGAACAGGTGCTTCAGACCGTGACCGTCACCTTCCATGATCAGGCGGTATGCCTGTTCTGCTGAATACGCTACCACCAGATGGTTCGTGTCCCGTGACTGCATGACGTGCAGTCCGAAACGCTGGGTAGCGGCAAAGGTCTTCCCGGAACGTGGTGTACCTTCCAGCCAGTCAATGGTGTGGTCATAGGGCGCAAGAATAATCTGTTCCTGTTTAGGACTGTACCTGATCATCACCGACACCCTTACGGACCAGCTGCAGCAGTGCGGACAGGTCCTCATTGATCTGCCCGGTTCCACCGTTAAGGTCACGTTCTATGCGGACCGTTTCTTTCCTCATCTTTGCGATCCGTGCTTTCTGTTCCATTTCGGACAGCTTCGTCTGTCTGCCGATTCCAAACAGCTTTGCCAGAGTTTCTGCCGCCCGGATCCGCTCTTTCTCATCAGGTGCTTTCTGGATCTTCCGTGCTTCAGAACACCCGTCACCGATCATCTCAACTGTGACCACCTCAGACCGGGACTCTCCACGGACCACGGACGTAAGGTACTGCATGATTTCGTCAGCGGTCGCAATGGACTCGGACTTGTGTCTTTCCCGCTCTTTCTTTATAAGTGTCGAAACTTCAGCGTCTTTTAACAGTCTGCATCCTTGTGCGTATGCAGTTCTTTCTGTGTATCCTGCCCGGATAGCTGCCTGTGTCGCATTAGCGTCCTTCATGTATTCCAGCGCAAATCGTTTCTTTCGTTCTGTAAGCACAGACAACCCCCTTTCCGTCAGAATACAAAAGTAAGTGATACCAGTAGGTATCACTTACCACGTTAATCATACTGCACACAACATCAGGTAACAACATAAGCGTCAGTTAACGTACATCAACTAACATCAGATGACATCAATCAGGTCATACATGGATGCAAACTGCGCCAGTGCATCCCGGTGTTTCTGTAAAACGGTGGTGTAGCTGATGCCGATCTCCATACCTGCCACCTTTAAGGTCTTGTACTGTACATAGACTTTGTACAGGATCTGGATATAGACTGCGTCCTTTAATCCCCGTATCTGCTTGATTATCAGCTGTTTTGCGTCACACAGTTTGTCTATCTCTGCCGTGATGCGGTCATCAAGCGTGACTATGCTGCAGACATCACTGCACAGACGGTCTGACGGGGATATCTGGACCTTGTCCTTATCGTACCTGATTGCAGTCACACCCTTTGCACGGTTCTTAAGTTCGTCCAGCTGTTCAATGTCCTGCTGGATCTGGACATCAAGTATCTGTATCTGTTGTAAATACTGTTCTGCGGTCATGTTTTGTCCTCTCATACGGTCCGGGTAACGGAAGGTAGCGGAAGGTAGCAGTTGGTAACACTTGGGTAGCAGATAAAAAAGTGTCAAGTGCTACCCTAAAAAATCCAGTGTTTATGCGGTCTGACAGGGTGTTTTTTACACAACCGTCCCAGTAGTAACAGATAAACTACTATATATATTATTATTTTTACCGATTCTAAATTCAAATTCCGAATTGAATTAATTACTAAAAAGAAAAATATATAAGAAGTTATGATTTAAGTGTTACCATCCGCTACCACCGCATAAATGCTATGTTTTTTCCGGGACGGATGAAGTGTTACCCAACTGCTACCAAGGGTCAAGTGTTACCTTAATTGCATAATCGGCACGGCAAGCCATGATTTTTTCCCTGTTATCCGTGCCATGTACCGCCCACAACCCACGACAAGGTGCGAACACCTGCGGTACTCCCACGCACCCTGTCCTGATTACATCTGTGCCTGTTCCAGATGATACTCCACTGTTAACCGGGTGCCGTCCCGGAAGACGTACCGTTCACGGGACTGGACCTGATCGTGTTCCAGCATCATGTCCTTTTTCCACTTCATGGTGGCACGTCTGGCATCGTCAGTGACCTTGGAAAAGTGGACCCAGTTACCGTTGTCATCCTGTGTCCCGGCATAGATGTCCAGTAAACCGTTGCCCACATGGTATTTAGGGATCATGTCTGGTCACCTCTCTTACAGTATTCCTGTAGTTTGCGGCACATTTCGCCGATCGTCACGAACTTGTCAAAATCACCATATTTTTCTGCAAGCGGACTTATAAAACACGTTACAGTGATAGGCTGTTCAATGTGATAGTGATGTCCTGTATCATCCTGCACCATGTGGGTAAGGGTCAGTTCGTAGTATTCAACCATTTTCACCGTCCTTCCCGTCCATCCGTGCTCCACATGATGGGCAATACTGCATCACGCTCCATACCCCCCATCTATCGCCGCAGACGGAACAAGTGGCTATGCCGCCATCTTTATCTGTCCATCGTCCATGCCTTACCGGGACAGCATCCACGGTCGGCATTTGCCGTATTGTCATGCGGACGCATGATTTTGTCAGCATCGGCTCATCGTCAACTGGAAACGCCGTAAGCAATTCGTCTCCATCAACCAACCTCATATGTCAACATCCCTTTCCCCGTAACTGCAATAGTTTTCGTCATTGGACACGAGAAGCCCAAACTTATGCTCACACTCTCCCATATTGCACCATCGGCATTCCCGGCACCGTACAACCTCAACAGCATCCACGGTCGGGGTTTTTTCGATTGCCTCCCCGATTGTTTTTGTTGACAGTGTGCGCAAATCTTTGATGGATACAAGGTTTTTAATCAGCGCATCCGCATCAATCAGTTTCATTGTCACCGTCCTTCCCGTCCTTCCCGTCCATCCGTGCTCCACAGTTCGGGCAGTAGTTCGGTTTATTTTCCCCGAAATAATACCATTCTCCGCAAGCAGTACACTGCCACCCGTCAGGGAGACCATCATCCTCGCAATAATGTCGTTTCCACTGTCCATGCCTTACCGGGGCGGCATCCACGGTCGGCAAAAGTTCCACATCTCGCTGTGCATGACTCAGTGCCTCAAAAACCATACCATCGTTGTAAGTAGGTACTTCCCCGATGGCACTTAATGCCGCATCCAGTTCAATCAGCTTCTTCATTATCACGCCTCCTCATCCATGCATCCCCATCGGGATTCATCGGGCAATCATAGCAATTACGCACGATGTCACCGTCCTTGTCATAGCTGTAATCATCGCCATAAAGGCGGCACTCTTCACAGATGTCATTCATCCTCATCACCGTCCTGATAAAATGTCTTGCAGTACTGGGAGTTTTCCTCATCAACGATCACACGGCGAACCGCAGACAAGTTCGGGACTTTTACGATGAGCGTACCATCTTCGAGCAACCGCTGTGCGGACGGTGCAATGTCCCTAATCAGATGCACGAATCGGTTTTCATCTTCCTGTGTGTCGAATTTTATCCATCCCTCTTCGACACACTCCATAAGCCACTGTCTACTAATGGTGTCATCCATTCTCTTTCCTCCAGTCATTTATCACCCACGACAGGACTTCATACGGGGTATATCTTCCCTTCAGTTCTGCCGTCCTTATCTGATAATTCATCAGCCATGTAAATACTGCCTTGCTGTACGCTTCGGACAGGTTGAGCTGTGGTGATGGAAGTGCTTTTAATGCGTCCTCTGCATCTCCAACCACCGCCTCGGCATATGACTGTAGTTCTCCACCATTCTCGCATTCAATCGAATGCCATAAAGCATCCACTGCCGCATCCAGTTCAATCAGCCTGTCTTTTTCCATCATGCCTGTTCACCGTCCATCCGTTCGCCCCCATAGCCACAGAAAAACTCAGGACCACCGGGAAGTCCGAATGGACACGCCCACACGTTATCTTCCATGGACTTATGTTTGCAGTCCTTACACCTGACCAACTCGCCCATTGACACGGTATTGGTTGTCCAGTCCGTGTACAGGATGTGCTTCACAATGACTTCCTGCTCTTTGAAAATAACACCCCTGTCAAACTCAGCCATGTCTTACCGTCCTTCCCACTTATCGTGATCACTGCTGCACCCGTCACACGGGTACATCCCCGGCATCCTGTCCCGGTGCTTACAGGTGGGGCAGTCATGCTTCACTGCCCCGTCCTTGGTATCCTGCTGTGCCCGTAACAGGTTCGCACCCATCATGGCTGCGATGGATAACTTAGTTGTGGTGCATACTCTGGAAATACGTTCCAGTTCGTCTGCCGCTTCAAGATTCGTCATTGTCTCCACCTTTCAGATTCGTAACGATCTCCCTGATCAGGTTAACTGTCAGGGAATCGTCACCGTTAAGCTGTTCCAGATTCTTCAGAATGGTGTCACAGGCACCGTCCCACCCGTCTGACCATCCGACCATCCACGCTGCAGTGCCGCCGATGACGGCACCCACCACCACACCGATTACACCAGCACTCACTGCCACAGGTCCCCCATGTAGTCCAGATTCTTCAGTGCGTCCACGAACTGGTTCCATTCGTCCAGTTTGTGCCCGGTGCGCTGGTGGATGATGATGCGGCACACCTCATAATTCATATCAATGGTGCGTTTCTGGTTATACGAACTGGGTAACAGCTGGATCATCTGCCACCACAGGTCCTTGTCCTTATCCTTAAGGTATACTTCCCGGCAGAAGTTCAGACGGTCAATGGTGGACTGCAGGACTTCCAGTGACTTTCCGGTCAGGTGTTCGTGGCTGAAGTCATCCAGAACGAACACCTTGGAATGGATCTTGTGCATCGTACTGCAGCTGTTCGCCACCGTGCCCACCTTATAGGTGTCAAATTCCTTCCACCAGTACAGTGGTGCGGTAACGTCCATCTGTGCGTGGATCATCCGCAGGAACTTCCGGTGTTCCGCACCGGACCGGATCAGCTGCCACATCAGTTTCATGTCATTCGGACCGATGATGAAATCACCCTGATCTTCAAAACTGTCGGACTTGTCCCAGCTGTTCATTGGGTTCCGCATCCCACGGATAGCTGCTTTCCATCCGAATACTTCTGGATTCGTTACAGAAATCATATGAATTACCGTCCTTTCACAAAGATTCTGTGGTTTTTTCCACCGATTTTCCTTTGAACTACCTCAAGTTTTAACCGTTTTACCATCTGCTTACTGAATACGATCTTGGACATAGGCTGCATGGCAGCGTCAGCGCAGAAGACCTGATACCTGCGGTAGACCTCACTGGTAGGCTGGTTGTATATCTCATCCGGGTCCGAATCATGGATAAATGCCACAATCGGATTGTTTTCTTCCTCGTACTCCGTCAGTTCCATCTCCACCTTCTCTGAACTGGTGAAGCGGTTTTTCGCCAGTACCCGCAGCAGACCTTCCACACCCACCCGGATCAGGTATTCCATGGAATCCCGTTGGCACAGTTTGTACTTGATAAACGGGTCATAGTCAGGGTCTGTATCACTGAACACTGCGTTGAACGGGATTATGACCAGTCTCCGCAGGACCGCACCAGTTTTGTCACGCATCCTTGGGATGTCGTTGGCACTGAACAGCATCTTGACGTGCGGGTTAAACTCAAACGGGTCCTGTCCCTTGCGTTCTGCCTTGATACGGTTGCCCGTGCAGATTTTTTTGAACATTGCGACCTGTGTGCCCTGCAGGAAATCGTCACCGATATCGTCACCGATGTTCGCCAGTTTGCCGAACAGCATTGCTGTGCTGAAACGGTCCCCCAGTTCCTTAAGGTCCAGTGCGGATATGTTCCCTTCACCCAGCAGACACTTCACCACTTCCAAGTAAGTGGACTTACCATTGGACCTGTCCCCGGTCAGGATAAATGCCTTGCCCAACTCGTTCCTGCGATAGAAACAGTATCCGATGCATTCTTCCAGCAGTGCCCGGATGGAATCATCACCGCATGACAGCTTCCACAGGGTCTTCTCAGCCACTCCAGAGTACGCAGACGGGTCATAGTTCCACGGGATGCGATTTGTCACCACAAGGTCATGTGTGGGCGGTATCATGGTGCCCGTGACGATGTCATACAGACCATTTGCAAATGCCAGATACCTTGCGTCAGCAGGTTCCCGGTCCTCTGCGATCAATTCCAGATACTTAAGTGTTTCCTTCCTCTGGGTGTCCCGCAGTTGTGGGATGGTGCGGATCATGTCCGTTTCTATCTCACGGTATCCGGGGATGTATACACCGTCTGCATAAATATGCAACTGTCCACCGATACGGACCACATGGTGATGGTCACGCAAATATTCTGCAAATTCCGCAAACTGAAATTTGTTGTCTTCGTCAAAGAATGTCGGATGCAGGAACGCTTCATCCCGCAGTATCACTTCCAGTTCATCGGCACCCAGTTTGTCCCGAAAGACATACTGGTTGGTGTTTCTCAGGATCCGTCTGATGACTTCCACCGGGATGTTCAGCGTCTGCAGTACCAAGATGTACCCGTACAGGTCATCGTTCCTGCCGTCCCCGTCCGTCTGCTGCCACAGGACCATGTTGGTGGACACGGGCAGCAGTTCTTCCGGGACTTCCTGATACTGTTCCCCCGGCAGGATGTCGTAGTCCGGTGGGAAGCGGTCCTGACCGTGTACCCTTAACGGGATGTAGGTGCTGCCGTGGTGGATGTCTGCCACCAGACCCACTGCCAGTTTGCGGTCCTTGCCGCCACGCCTGATGCGTCCTTTCTTCCAGTAGGTGTGCCCACCGTGGGGTGACGGAAGCGCAAGGCACTTCCACTGGTTCGCTTCAGCCATATCCAGAAATGCTTCATACATCTCTTTGGAATCGAAACTGATATCCACCACGTCTGATTTCAGAACAGCCCCGAAACAGCTGGCACCACTGACATCATCCCACTTGTACCCTTCCGCATCCTTCACCTTGGACCCACGCTTGGGTGATTTGCCGTCCCCGGTGTCATTCCCGTAAAAGTATGCCCGGAAGATATCACTGTTTCCCTGCCACATCGTCAGCACCTCAGTTTTCCAAATTCCTTGCCCCACTTGGAGAAATGCTCATCCAGATACCACTGGACCTGTTCCACCAGATCAGGTTCCCCGTGTTTGATGATGAGTTTCAGTGCCTTTCTGAATCTGGGGACAGGCAGGTACACCCGGTAGAACTCACACCCCTTGTCCACGTCATAATCCTTCACCCGCTTACCTGCTGCGGAACACATCTCCGTCAGGTCAATGGTCATGGTCCACTGGTCCACGAAAAAATCTTCTCCACCCTTCAGTGTCACCTGGAAGTGCGGATCCTCTGCGGTTTCGTCCTGTTTCATGGGATCTAACCATGTAATCTTACTCATACCGTCACCCCAAAATCTTTCAGACGCTTCTTTGCCTGTTCCACATACCACCCACGGTCCAGTTTCTCCGGGACGGTCTTCCCGGTCATGTCGGAATTATCTATCCAGCAGTGGTCCGGTGTGTTACCGAACTTCTCACCCTTCTTACCTACCTTCACCTTCAGCAGCCGCCCGTCCATGGGATCCAGTGACGCAAACACCCTGTAAGACTTATAACTGTAGGTCACGGTGGTGGGATACTCCATGAAAGACCTGCGGCCTTTGAACACCTTCACAGGTTCGCAGTGTTCGTGTTCAACGTGGTGGTACTTACTGGATAATTTCACCACCTTCTGGAACTGCAGCAGTTCGTCACAGTCCATGATGGTCTGTTCCACGGGTGTGCCTGACACCATGTATTCAACCATTGCACGGTTGATTATCGGCAGGTCATTGTCTATCCGGGACAGTCCCTTGACGTATGCACCGATACGTTCCACGCTTCCGTCTGGACCTTTCCACAGGTAGTTGTTAACGTCCTTCTGCCATATCTCACTGATACGGTCCAGTGCCAGCAGGACTTCACACTTTGCCGTACTGCACCGGGACTCCCAGTCATAGCAGATATCGTCCACCAGATCAAAAGATTCCTGCGTGTCAGGCACCCAGATTATCAGACCATCGGTGTTGGACTGGATCAGTTGGAAACCGGGTATCACTTCCAGATGTTCGATCAAGTCAAGCAGCATCAGCTGACCGTTGATGCACATCACGTTGTTGTTCCGTGGGTCATATGCCGGGTTGGTCTTATCCTTCATGGCACCGGACAGTGCGTTTAGCATCTTCTTATACGGCAGCTGTGCCTTTTTCCACTGGGACCGTTCCTCTTTCGTTTTCGCTGCCTGTTGCTTCAGCTTCAGTGCCTTTCTGGTCTTGTACACCTCTGCATAGTTGTCATTGGATGCGGACCGGGTGACCAGATCCCAAGCTATCAAAATACTTGGGTAGTAGTTGTTCACGTCAACGTGCAGTATCTGACCTTTGTAGTGGACCGGGTGGTCAGCGGCACCGTGAAGTCCACCGAAACCAAAAGTGTGCGGGACACCTGCCACGTCCACGGTCAGTTTCCGTTTGTAGAAATCGTTGATGATTATCGCCTGATGCTGTTTTTCCGTTTCCTGCAGCTTGTCATGGATGTACCTGCGCTGTTCCTCAAACCAGTCCACCACCTGACGGTACTTCTGGATCCGCAGACAGGGAAGGTAAAACCAGTCAAATTCGTCCGTGCGGTCCGTCTTCTGACACCCAAGGACCTTTGCCGTGATACGGGCAGAACTGTCACCGATGTTCCGCAGGTCCACCTGTGCCGGGAACGCATCAATGATGCCCTTCATGGCATGGAAATCATCAATCTTTTCCACAAATACCTTGATGGTTTCTTCCACGTCATGCTGGCAGTAAAACAGCATCCCGTCTATTTCTTCTCTGGTCAGTGGTCGGTCAATATCGAACGGTGTTTCCGTTTCCCGGATGTCACTGCCCATGAAACCTTCCAGAGTCTTCAGACCCACTGGTGGATTAGGCATCACGTCATAGTTGATCATGGGGATGTCCCGGAACGCATCCGAATACTGCCACCCTTCCTTGCCGTCCACGATTATCCAGTCATTGATCTTCTTGGGGTCCAGTCCCAGCATGATGCCCTTCATCACATACTGGTCATAGTGCTTATTGTTGTACCCCACCCAGATATCCTTCTGGTGTTCGTCATAGACCTTGCACAGACCTTCCGGGTCATTTACCAGCGTGATGACTTCCGGTTTAAAAGGGTCGATCATGACCGTCATCCAGTCATAGGCTGTTACCTCAAAATCATAGAACAGAATAGTTATCACCCCTTCCGGGTCAGTGGTGGTCATTTCTGACCACCACTGGGATCATGTCAGATGTCATACACATCAGTGATACTGAAAAACCTGTTGGGTCCGTAAGGCTTGCCCGTAGTGGGATTGATCTTGGTCTGCTCCACCACCTCATACTTCAGATCCCATTCATAGGCACCCTTCAGCAGCTCACCCACTGCTTCCAGATAGTCCGCAACGGCATCATGGTCTTCCTTGGTGATGTTGAACAGGACGGAATCTTCATCCAGATCACCCCCGGTCATCTCACTGATCAGACGTGCCGTTGCACGGAAACCGGAATCAATCTTGTTGTTAAAGGACCCGTTATAGAAGATCAGCTGTCCCTTCCGGTCACCGTCCGTGATCTTAAAGGAAATGTTCATGTTCTCCCCGCCAAAGTTGTTGTCCTTGACTTCCATGCGGGACAGCTGGACCGGGTAGGTCCCGGACGGGATATCCGACCTGTTGCCGCCAGCCTTGTACTGGTCTTCCATCTTCTTGATGTCCGATGCGGATAACTTCTCTTTGAATCTGCTGAAATCTACTGCCATAGTTCTGTCTCTCCTCTCTTATCTTCTGCGTCTTCTGGTGGTGGGTGCGGTCAGTTCTGCCGGGACTGCGGGTGCGGACTCAGCTGCGATACGCTTTGCACCTTCCACGAACTGTTCTTTGGTGACCTGCTCTGCGTCCGCAGGGATCGGGTCCCCGGCATGGACCATCACATAGTTGTCAGTGCTGATGATATGGAAGTAGCTGTCCTGCTGGCACACGTTGGACGGTTCCACGGACCGGGGTTTCCGTTCCCGCTTCTCCGGTTCTGCGTCCTGTGCGGGTGCGTCCGTGGTCTGTGCGGGTGCGTCTGCGGCCTTTACCGCTTCGTCAAACGGGACTGCGTCACGTCCGTCTGCGATCTTTTCCGCAGCGGTCTGCACCGGGTCTTCCTTCAGTTCTTCCTTCTTCTGTCCTCTGGACCTGCCCTTCTTAGGCATGACATCGGTGACAGCATGGGACTG